TGTTTTTCTTTCTTGATATGTACAGAAATATGGATTTGGTTTCCTATTGGCGATTTTTGGTGGGTTGGCCTATCCGTTTTTCTTTCGGAAGGGGAATCCTTGCGGATTCTTTCTCCCTTCCGAGGGATAATCGCTTCGCTCAATACATAAAATCTCCCTATTTTGACAAAATGATTTAGAGATAATTGATTTCTATATCAAAATGAAAGTAGGAAAATCGGGTTTTCAAAACTTTTTTCGATATAAGGGGTTGGACGAAATTGAAAAATTTTAAATTCTTGATTTTCAGACTTATGTGATTTTTGATAGGTCTTACACGCCCTATTTTCCGACTATTTTTGAATTTTGACTATTTGTAAAGTAAACAAAGGCTATCTCTATTAAAATGATACCAATAAAAGACCAAAAACAGGCTAAAATGTAACGGTTTATTGTTACAAAATAGGGTAAATCTCCTACTACAAATACGTCTGGATTGCTATAAATTACACCTAAATGAATGGAATTTTGCCTTCTGGAAAGGTGATTTCTTCTATTTAACCTTCTGTAACAAATTTCCTACCAAAATGTAACTATTTACTATTACTTTTTCAGATTGGTTTTAACAATTGAGGTAAAATGAGACAAGAAAATGGTGATTGGACTTATTGTATATTTTTACAATAAGGTGTAAAAGTGACGTTTTGGTAAGTTTTTGAGTTAAATGATTAAATATCAATGATTTATGAATTTTGAATTTCCGACTTCCCTTATAGGCGAAAATGAATTTACTTATTGTATATTTTTGACTCAAAATAGAGTGATTTTAATGTCTAAAACATGGATTTTTGATTTTAACATTTGGGTAGGAGAGAGGGAGAGAGTATTTATAAGTAACAAACTTTTTATGGATTTGTCACAATATAATATGTCAAACAGTATTTTCAGACTAAAATGTAACATTATATTGCGACAAATCGGGTGATTTTTTAATTTTCATTTTGAGATATATTCTTTCAAGAACTTGTTCACGAGATACACTTGCCCTTTTCCGGTTACAAGAGGTGTGCTTACCGTAATCAAATCTCCATTCGATTTTGTGATCGTTCTTTTCTTGATCTCGAACATTCCTGCTTCTACCCATCTTTGCATTGGTTGGTTGTAGTATTCTCCCTTTATTCCAAGATACCCTCTTCTGCGAAGCCACTTGAACAACCGGTTCTGTCCTACCTCCATTCCGTTTTGACAGATGATCTTTGCAAGCTCTGCAACAAGACAAGAACGTTTGGATTCGGTTACGGCCATTGCGAAAATCACTTTAGGTAAATCTTCTTCTATTTGGGCTTCCAGGTTTTTGTTTTCTTCTGTGAGTTGCCTTGTCTGTTCTTTTAGAGCTTGTCTTTCCTTTTCTTCTTGAATTCACATCTCCGCACGCTTGATTGGATCGGCAATCAGATAAGACGGATTTTCCCCTTTCAATTTCTTTTCACAAGCAATGAAATATTTCCGGGCTTGCTTCCCTTTTTTCATTTCCTTCTACCATAGACAATTCTTTTGCTGCATCCAAAGTAAGGACGTAATCAATTTTATTATGTCCACCTCTACCTGTTTGCTCACCTTTTTGGGGGAGCAAAATTACATAATCTTCATTTTCAATCAAATCGTATTTTTCAATTCGATCCTTTATCCAGCTTGAAAAATCCTTTCTACTTTCAAGAAACTCATGCAGGTCTCTTGCATTTACCACTGTTCTCCCGTCATTATTTTTGATAGGGATTAACTGATCTTCTACTAAAATTTCAATTTCTTTGTTCATAGCTTTTGTGTTTTTAATTGTGTTTGTAGGCAAAAGAAAACGGCTTTGCCTTTCCCGGTTGCAAGCCACATTAAGAAGTACAGAAAGGTTTCCTTAACGTTGGGAAGGCGAAAGCCGTTTGTTATGTATATAGCGGTATTGGTTTGCGTTTCTTTTGTTACCGGAAACTCACTATACCTGCATCAATGTAGCTTGCGCCACAAATATAGTAAAGTTTTTGTTTCTGAATTTAGGTTTTCACCAAAAAGATGGGAAACCGTTAATCCAATT